TCATATTGGTATGGATCTGCTTTTTGTTGAATTGCGGCATCATCAATTGATACTTGGTCAGCTGATGGTTGTGAAATCCATTTGCCGTTTAACACTGAATAAACACCTACTGTTGAATGTAATTCTTGATTAGAATCTTGAGCATATAGTTCAATGTTCATGCCTTTGTATATTAATGGATAATTCACATTCCATATACTTTTTTTCGCATGCATATAATTACCAACCAAGTGCATGTTGTCACCCACTTCCATGTAATTAATTACAACATGCAAATCAATATCACTGTACTCAGTCCAATTATAATTTGCATTGCTTCCAATCAAAATAACATCTTGGATATCTGCATTTATTTCTAGGAACTTGTAAAATTCTTTGGCAATTTTCATGAATCCAACACGTAACTTTGGACGAAGTTGATCGCCTTTCCAAAGTTTTGGATTAAGTGTGCTCTGTGTTTCGTATTCGGTTATCATCTATAATAAATATCACGATTTCCAAAAGAGCTGAATAAGTATTAAGGCAAATGCTAATGATAATGATACTGCTGTTTTTAAATTGATTGCCTCATGTTTAAATAGATAGGTCATGACTGTGAATATAAATATCCCGGCCGTAAATGACATAAATCTACCTGGCCAAAACATTCCGTTGAATCCTTGCACTACAAGACTTGTTGCTTCCATAAACAACCATGTGATAGGAACTCCAAGAAGCATCAACCACAACTTGTGTTGTTTAGCCCAAGGCCATAGGATAGGTCCATTTGTCTGTATCCATACGATTGCTTGTCCAAACATGAACATAAGATATGCCATGATAATATAACGATAATTCATACTATATTATATGAATAATAATTAAGTATTCCAAATAAAGTTATGAGCGATCACCTTTGTGATTATCAATTTGGTCTAATATTTTATTTAAAATCTCAGTTTTAATAAAACCTGACATCGATGCATTTTTAAGTGCACTAATTAATTGAAATACAATGAATGGAATTAAAATTGTTTCACTTAACCAACCCGTCCCTTTAAATCCTTTTTCAACACCAAGCAACACAGTTAAAAATATAATCCACGTTACAAGTGTTCTAAGAATTTTTAGAGCTTTAAATGTTTTAAATCCTTCTCGTTTAATACCAGCAATGATACCGAAAAGTCCGTCTAATAATACCACAGAAATTAATCCTAGATACTGACTCGAGTTATCTATGGTTAGGTTGAAAAAATATGTGCAGATAAATGACATGGTTGTGGTTAATGATAATGCTATTGCTAATGGAATTGTTTTCATACTTATTTTATTTTTTTTGTCTATCGCTATCTTGCGTAGCATACTTGATACCCATTATTGTACCAACTATCGAGAAAGCATTTGTTAATAATACACTAAACATATTACTCCAAGTTGATCCAATGATCTGAGTGTCTTGTTTTGTTATAATAGCCATCCAATATAATACTGTTGTTACAACTCCAACACCAACTATGACAGCTAACGCAACTTTAACAATTACCTTTATTAGCTCGCTTTGACTTTTCTTCATCATAACATCTAGATCATTCAAAGCTGCATCTTTTTCTAGCTCTATCGCATTCTTAAGCTTTTGAGAGTTTTCTAATTCTGCTTGTAAATTTTTGGAAAGATCATCTATTTTTTTCTTGTTATTTACAGCATCAGAAACATCGGTTGCAATCTTAACCACATCGGTAATGTTTCCTTTACTATCCATTACTGGATTATAAGATGCTTGTAGATAAACAACGGACCCATCTACTTTTCTTCTTTCAAATATTCCATCAAAGTATTTACCTTTTCTTAAACTATTCCAAAACTTAGCGTACTCATCAGATTTAGAATACTCATAGCTTACAAAAATACTGTGATGCTTACCAATAACTTTATCTTTTTCATTGGCTTTGTATCCCATTGTTTCTAAGAATATAGAATTAGCATCTGTTATAAATCCGTCAATATTGAAACTAATAAGCGCAGTGCTTCTATTAATTGCATCTATTTGTTTTTTGCTGTCGACGATGGCGCTAATGTCAGTAGCAATCTTCATTATCTTGGTAATCTTGTTATTCTCGTCAAAGATAGGATTATAGGTTGCTTGTAGATTGATAAGACTTCCATCTTTTTTTCTTCGTTCGAACTCACCGGTATAGTATTTACCACTTCTTAGGATGTCCCAAAACTTTTCGTACTCTAGTGATCTTGCATAATCGTCACATACAAAAATGCTATGGTGTTTGCCAATGATATCATCATGGTTTCCTTTACCAAACCCCATAGCTTCCAAGAAAATGTCATTAACACCTAATATAGTACCACCTAGATCAAAGTAAATAATAGCGTTACTTCTATTAATTGCTTCGAGCCTACTTAACAACTCTTCTTTTGATAGATTTTTCATAGTAATTAATTTTCTATGTAACCTATTATTTTACGTAATTGTAGTATTTAGCAGTTAGTTTTGTTCTGTGATCTAATCCATTAGTGCCGCCATTAATACGTTTTGTTAAAGCAGTAATAGTTGCAGCATCAACGCCTCTATCACATATGCTCCACAGATTGTTTTTATCAAAGAAAAACATAGCTGATTCGAATGCATATGTTGTTGCTACTAGGTCTGGATTGGTCATGATTTCTGGTTTTCCTAAATATTTAGCAAATGCTTCATAATTAGATTTACCTGTCAATTGAAGTGCTCCGCGTCCTCTGAATTTCCATCCATCTTTTGAAGCTTCATCACCATTACCCATACGATTAGCATAAACACGAGATGCAATTGCTTCAGGTTTTCTTGCATAAGATTCTTCCAATGTTCCTGGGAAGTATTTTCCAAATGTACCTTGTAGACCTTGTGCTGAATAGTTAAGGTTTTCTACAAATAATTTGAACTCTCCTGTTTCATGTGATGTTTGTGCAAAGAAATGGGCTGCTCTTACTGGTGTCATTTTAAAAAATGCCATAGCAGCTTTAAATGTTCCTGGCCCGAATGCACCATCTGCGGTTACGCCTACTCGCTCTTGTAAACTCTTTAAACTCATTATTCCTCCGTTGATTTGTTATTTGATCTTTTACCAAAAACTTTGTCAATTGACGCTAAGCCTAAACACCCAAATGATAACATTGCCACAGCATCTACTAATGTGTCTGATGGTTTTATATCGCCATGTGAGTAACTGTTAACATACAATGTAATGCACAGTGATAATCCAGCCACGATTCCTATAAATCGTTTTGACGAAACATTACCTGATTCATCTGATAACATACTTTTAATAAAGTTTTTTTTGTTTGTCATTGTTTTTCTTTCGTAATGACATAACTAGTTAATCAAAATAACTTGTTTATTTAACTTTATTATAAATATGTTTATAAAATATTTTACAGGTATTTTAAATTGGTATTGGGATCGTGTTTAATTGTAGTGCCCCATTTATACTGAGCATATTGGTGTGCGGCTTGTTCTGCAGCCCTTCTTTTTTCACCGTTAGTTGATATTGATGCAAAATGGTAAAAATGGCAGTTCCAGTTGCGTATCATTTTTAATCCAGACAACTGACATTTCAAGAAAAAATCCCAATCAGCTACCATACCCATCTCATAATTTTCGTCCCATCCTCCGATTCGCAAATAATCTAATTTTGACATGAAAATTGGAAGTGTTGACCCACTTTCTTCTTTTTTGTCGCCAGATGCATAATGATAATCAAATTGCCAGAATTGTTCTAAATCAAATGTAGCTGGATCTTGGCCCAAATCCTCAATTATGAACTGTTTAAACATACTCAGATGTGGTTCAACCTGATTAGGTGCGATTACTGCATTGTCTTCCCATTCTTGTTCTAATATTGTGTCCCAAAATCTAGGAAACACATTATCGTCATTAACAATGAGTATTTTATCGTGTATAGCATTGTATACACCTAAATTTGTGCCCTTACAAAGACCTTGATTAGTTTCTAGGTCTAATATTTCAATTGAGTCCTTCCACTTGATTAAAACATCTTTATTAAGGTTATAGAAGCCATCGACTACAACTATAATTTGATTTTTATTGTGTTGCCCAGTAATTGCTGATTGCAAACACAGATCTAATGCTGCTGGACTTTTATATGTTGGTATTATAACACTGATCATTTTTTTATAATGTTAAGTAACGACCTTCATACTTTTCTACGCCGTATCCAATTACGCGTTCCATTCCATGGGCTAATGTTCCCCCGCGTGCATAGCCTTCAGTAAATTCATTGTAGAAAGCTTCTAGATCTATATTGTTAAATAAAATGTTTAAGTAATGGGTTGTTGCCACGAACATGGAACCAGCAAAAAAAGATCCGTGGTCTGTTACATT